TGGAAACCCCGGACAGCCTGCACTCGATGGCCGTGGCTAGGATCATCGACCTAGTCAGCGAGGGCGAGATCCGCGGCCTGGTCGCCGGGAATCAGTCGATCTACCTCAATCAGGTGCCGATCCAGAACCCAGACGGTGGGCTGAACTTCGCCGGCGTGACCGTGGATACCCGGCCCGGAACGCAGGATCAGCAATACATCCCCGGCTTCCCCTCGGTTGAGAACGAGATTGCCGTGAACGTTGAGCTTCGCAGCGATCAGCCGATCGTGCGCACGGTCAGCGGCGCCGACCTTTCCGCAGTTCGTATCCGATTGGCCGTTCCTGCACTGCAGAAGGTTGATGAGTCGAACGGCGACCGCAACGGCTACTCCATCAGCTACGCGGTGGATGTATCGGTCAACGGCGGCGCCTACACGACGGTGCTCAACGACGCGATCACCGGCAAGACGACCACGCAGTACGAGCGCAGCCGCCGCATCGACCTGCCGCCCGGATCGCAGTGGCAGATCCGCATCCGCAGGCTGACTCCGAACCAGAACAATTCGCTGATCTCGGACACGGTGAACGTGCTTTCGATGACCGAGATCATCGACGTCAAGCTTCGGTATCCCAACAGCGCGCTGTGCGCGGTCCAGGTCGACGCGAGTCAGTTCCAGAACATCCCGTCGCGGTCCTACCGGGTATGGGGTCGCATCGTGCGCGTGCCGTCTAACTACGACCCGATCACGCGGTTCTACGCAACCACCGGCCCGGGCACCACCAACGGTGCTTGGGATGGAACGTTCAAGGCGGCATGGACGAACAACCCGGCCTGGGTGTTCTTTGACATCGTCACCAACGACCGGTTTGGCCTCGGCAACCGCATCCCGCTGGACTGGGTGGACAAGTGGCGGCTGTACCAGATCGCCCAGTACTGCGATCAGCTGGTGAGCGACGGCATGGGCGGGCAGGAGCCGCGTTTCACCTGCAGCCTGTACCTGCAGAGCAGGGCGGATGCCTACAAGGTGCTGCAGGACATGGCCGGCATGTTCCGTGGCATCAGCTTCTACGCGGCGGGGCAGGTCATGGCGTCGGCCGACATGCCGAAGGATCCTGGTCCGACCTACAGCCAGGCCAACGTCATTGACGGACGATTCCACTACGAAGGCAGCGGCCGGAAGGCCAGGCACACGGTGGCGCTGGTGTCATGGACCGATCCTGACGACTTTGGCCGGCAGAAGGTGGAGGTCGTCCAGCACCTCGACGCCATCGCTCGCTACGGCGTCAACCATTGGCTGCCATTCCCGCGCACAGGCGCAGCGCGTGGGCAACCACATCCTCTACACCGAGAGCCTGGAGACGGAGACCGTCAGCTTTTCCGTGGGGCTGGATGCTCTGAACTGCATGCCGGGCGACGTCATCCAGGTGGCCGACCCGAACCGAGCTGGGCGCCGCAACGCTGGCCGCATTCGCTCTGCAGGCGCCAGCAGCCTGACTCTGGACCAGGTGCCGGAGACGATGGCCGTGGGCGACACGCTGCGCGCGACGCTGCCCAACGGTCGCACGGAAGGACGGACCATCAACAGCGTGAATGCGGCGACGGGCGTGGTGACGGTTTCTGCGCCGTGGTCGTCGCTGCCAGTGGCGCAGTCCGTCTGGGCCACCGAATCCAGCGACCTGGTACTGCAGCTGTTCCGCGTTATCGCCGTCACTGAAGGCGAGGGTCTGACGTACAACATCTCGGCCCTGAAGCACGTTCCGGGCAAGTATGCGGCAATCGACGATGGCACCCGCCTCGAACTGCCGCCGATCAGCATCATCCCGCCCAGCGTCCAGCCGCCGCCGACCAACGTGGCCCTGTCCTCGCACGTGGTGATCGAGCAGGGCATCGCCACCCCGACGCTGACCATCCAGTGGGACCCAGCCGACAAGGCCATCGCGTACGACGTGGAGTGGCGTCGCGACGACCTCAACTGGGTGCGCGCTGGGCGGGTGGCCACCACCAGCATCGAGGTGCCAGGGATCTACGCTGGCCAGTACCTGGCGCGTGTCCGCGCGGTGAATGCACTGAATGCCGTCTCGCTGCCGGCCATGAGCGCGCTGACGACCATCGCGGGCAAGACTGAGCCGCCGCCGGCTGTGACTTCGTTGACCACGACGTCCATCGTGTTCGGTATCCAGCTCGCCTGGGCCTTCCCGCCGGGCGCCACCGACACGCAGCGCACTGAGATCTGGCGCAGCGCCAGCCCCAACCGCGAGACGGCGACCAAGCTGGGCGACTATGCCTACCCACAGAACCGGCTGCAGCTGGACGGGCTCGCAGCCGGCGCGCGGTTCTTCTTCTGGGCACGTTTGGTGGATCGCAGCGGGAACATCGGCCCGTGGTATCCAGCTGGCACTGGCGTGATGGGCGAGGCCAGCACGAACCAGTCGGAATACGATGCCTACTTCTCCGGCCGCATCACCGAGAGTGCGCTGGGGCAGGATCTGCTTTCCAAGATCGACAGCATTGACCAGATCGTGCCGCTGATCTGGGAGGCGGGTGCCACCTATGACCCCGGCGATACCGTCGTGCACAACGGCAAGATCTGGCTGTGGAACGACAGTGCGCCAGGCAATGAGGAGCCGCCGGGCACGAAATGGAAGGACGTCGGCGACGCGGTCGCTCAGGCTGGGGCGGTCGTCGGCCGGGTGAACACGCTGGAGCTGCAGGTCAATGATCCGGAAACCGGCCTGCAGGCGATTGGCCAGAAGACCGACGGACTGTTCGCACAGCTGGATGTACAGGCGGCCGGCGATACTGACTGGGGCGCAGGCGACACAACGGTGTTCGCCGGCACGTTGTCCATCCAAACCGTGATCGCAGAAGGGGACTACGCGCTGGCGCAGCGTGTGGACACTGTTGAGGCTTCGATCGGCGATATCGATCTTGGTGGCATCCAGGCCTCGGTAGAGCAGGTCAGCCAGGCTGTCGTGGACCTCAACGGCAAGGTGATCGCCACCTACACAGTGCGGGCTCAGATAACCAGCGCCGGCCAGATCTACATGGCCGGCATGGGGTTGGGCGTTGAGCAGCAGCCAGACGGCAGCTACCAGAGTCAGATCCTGATGCAGGCCGACCGCTTTGCTGTCATCAACGTGGTGAACGGGAACATCACATCGCCGTTTGTGATTCAGAACGGCCAGACCTTCATCAGCCAGGCCCTCATCGGCACTGGCTGGA